TCTGGACATTCAGCGATGGGTGTCCTCTTAGTCACTGAAGATAGCGCAGTTGCAGGTCTTCCTTAAGACCATCTATCTTCACTTTCGAAAGGAGCATGATTAATGTTGCAATTTGGCCAACCTCGCGTCCGATACATGCGTGGACAGAATCCAGGGAAACCTGGTGTCCCCATTGTGCTCGGAACCGAGGAATCTAGGTCCAATTCTCAAGCCCCATGGGTACCGTGGAGAACGTTTTCCACGCCCTCTGTGGTCCCCGGAACGCATTTTGGTAAGGCCTGTATGGATGAACTCCATAAAGGTCCTCCCTATCGTTCCGGTGGTAAGTTGAGATTGGTCTCCGTTGGCTTTCCCGGCTTTGGCCGGGTCACGGGTAAGGGCGTGTATACACACGTTGATGGATTAGACAGAATGGTGGTGGGATTTACCCCTTCCTCCAATGCCATATACTGGGGTTCTCCGTCGGTAGACTTTCTTTGGCCTACTGATGCGAACCTTAGTCTTGGATCTGCTAATCCGTATTTCCCTTCCCTTGGCAACTACGGTCAGACGGGTTGGGCACGAGCCAAACCTAAACTGGAGCGTGCCGGTGGATTTGTTTTCGGGGCTGAACTCCGAGAACTACCCGGTATGTTGGGCACTACAGCCAAAGGATTTGCTGACGCTTGGCACGACATTAAAGGTGTTGTGTCAAGGGTTCGCAATACCCCTGGTGGTAGATTTAAGCCAGAGGAACCGTGGAAGATGTCGCCGAAAGGCGCAGCTAACCAATTCCTCAACGAACAGTTCGGCTGGAAGCCGTTCATTGGAGACATCACCTCTTTTGATGATGTTTATCACAATGGCCAGAAGTACATTCGGAAGATATCCGATGAGAATGGCAAGGCTGTTCGTCACAGTGTGACCGTTGCGGAATCCGAAACTTCAACTCAGGTTGGTGCAGGTGGTGGGGTGTATAATAGCATCAGCTATGCTATGCCCTGTTTTCCTGTATCCCTCGGGAGTGGGTACTTTAGTAGTCCCCCCTCTTGGCGCTGTGACGATGTAACTTATACAAAAGTCAGAGCGGTGGGAAAGTTTCGTTATTACCGTCCAGAATTTGATATGAGTCTACCAGATTATTCATCTGCGTGGAATGCCGGAATGCGTTATGTAACGCTTTATGGCCTTCGTGTGACTCCTTCAAATTTGTATAAAATCATGCCTTGGAGCTGGGCTGCCGACTGGGCGGCTAACGTAGGGACTTACGTCGACTATGTTAGCGATGTCTTTGTTGACAGTCTTAGCGCCGAGTATTTCTACCTTATGGTATATCAGCGACGGTGTCGAAGGTTGAGCGTCGTGCTCCCCTTCCACTCCGGGACTGTGTCCTTAAGTTGGGATCGATTCGTCGAGACCAAGCAAAGGGTACCAGGTAGTAGTCCTTTCGACTTTGACCTGTCGTGGAATTCTTTATCTCCACGACAATTAGCGATTGCTGCTGCCCTCGGTATTTCACGATGGTGACAGCGATCTATCTACTTCGTCCCTTAGGATTTCGGTCTACCTAGGGAATTGGCCGGATGGGCGAAGATAAACCCCTCAAATGCTTAAGGAGTCAACTATGGCTTTTTCCGATCCACTCTCTATCACCGTTGCAGGTTCTGCGAAATCTATGCCTCGTGTTGAGACTGCTGGACGTCAGTCTATCTACCAATCGGCAGATGGACTTTTCACCCAACGGATCTCACATCAGACTACTAAGTCTGGTGGCAAAGAACGCATACGCTCTTTGGTCGCCTTCGACCAAAAGGCTATCGTCGCTGATCCTCTCACTGCTGAGCAGGACTACGATGATTTGGCTATTCAGATAACGTTTAACCGCCCTGTGGCGGGTTTTACGTCAACGAATATGGCCGACCTGTGGGCTGCTATTAAAACGCAGCTAGACACCACGTTCATTGGAAAAATCTATGGTCAAGAGTCGTAGGACTCGGCCGTAGAATTTCTCCTTGGACATAGGAGTAACAACCCTATGAGCAAGAAAGAACAAACCAATGAGGAAGGCTTAGTTCAGAAGCCAAAACTTAGCATTCGTGCTAAATTGGATCTTCTGATTGCTACTTCGACGTCTTATACTGATCTAGTCAGCAAGATCCACAAGGATCCTGCTTGCTGGAACGAGTTGAGACGTCTTTTGCAGCTCTAAGTTACTTTGTGTGGAGGTGATCAGATTGCTGATGCCTCTACGGCATCAGGAGGAAGTAGTCGTAGCTTGAAGTTTGACCCCCTGATTGGAGGCAACTTGAAAAGCAACGTAAGTGACTTTCTGGAGCAGATCGAACTCATCTATAGAGATGCTTCGATCAAATGCACCGCTGATGTCTTTGATTTACGTGATCTCAAAACGATCAGATCACGAGTCGAAAACGAAGGGTTATCATTCTTGACGATAACCCTTCCGCAATTTTGCAAGAGCTTCGAAAGATCTCTTGCAAATGGCTTTATTGACTCAACGGCATTTCCCGGTTTTAAGCGGTTAATGCACGGATCAATCCCTGATTTTCTTCAAGGTATGATCAGTCAAGTTTTCGACGTAAAGACAGGAAAGGTAATTGAATATGACCCCCAAATACTTCAATTTGGAGATGTTGCAAGTGATATTTCTACTGTTGTTGAATCTGTACGGCAAGTTTGCCTTACATTCAAGAAAGTGGAAATGGAGTGCACCCCCGAAAGGGTTGCCCTCTCACTTGACAACTTCATTTCAATTGAGCAAGATTTTGACGATTTTCAGCCCTCAAAAGAGGAAATATCCGGCTTTCTGGATGTTTCTTCTGTGCTCTGGGACAATATGGTTAGTGATTTCAATGCTAACGATGTTGTTCCAAAACACGGTCCTGGGGCTACGGCCGAACATAGGTCTGGAAATCAGAAATATGTTTGGAAGTATTGGCACAATAGGCTCGAACCTTACTTCCCTTTTGTGGATACAGGTTATCCTCTTGGGATTGCTGCTTATCGCAATCCCACGTGGAGTACTGAATTCGCAAAGGAGTTCGGAATCGTTACTATTGTTCCAGAGACGGAGGAACAACCTGTAAGGGTTGTTCAAGTCCCGAAAACGTTAAAATCTCCCCGAATCATCGCTATTGAACCATGCTGCATGCAGTATGTTCAACAGGGAATTCGATCTTATCTTTATCGAAAGATCGAGTCGTACTGGCTCACTCGTGGTCACATTAATTTTCGTGATCAGTCTGTGAATCAATTGCTAGCGATGAAATCCTCGAAGACAGGTCAATTAGCAACGATTGATCTTTCTGACGCTAGTGATCGCGTCCCGCGTGATCTTGCGTTGGCAATGTTTCGATCAAATCCTGTGTTAAGGGATGCGATCGATGCATGTCGTTCGAGAGCGGCGCAGCTTCCTGATGGTCGATTTGTATCAGACCTGCGGAAATTCGCGTCGATGGGAAGTGCTCTCTGTTTTCCAGTGGAAGCCATGTACTTTTACACTGTCTGTGTAAAGGCCTTGCTGGATGCCAGAAACCTTTCTTACAGCCCTCGTAATGTTCGATTAGTTACGAGGAGTCTGTATGTATACGGAGATGATATTATCCTCCCGACTACATACGCGGTTGCCGTTACTGAACTCCTACAAAAGTACAATTGTAAGGTTAACGCTTCTAAGTCTTTCTGGACTGGAAAGTTCAGGGAGTCTTGTGGCGTCGATGCTTACGACGGACAGCTGGTAACACCAGTGTATGTTCGTAGTGAGCGTCCTAGTAACGGGCGGCAAGCAGAACGAGTCGTGTCCTGGGTGGCCACAGCAAACCTTTTTTACAAGAAAGGTTACTGGAGGACCGCATCCTGGATGTTTGACCGCATCGAGGAAGTCACAGGGCAATTGCCCTATGTCCTTGATACGTCTCCTGCTCTTGGACGTGTCTCTTTTCTGGGCTATCAGTCCATCGAAAGATGGAACTCTGATATTCAGAGCTTTGAAGTAAAAGCTCTAACCCCGAAACCAGTTGATCGCACTGATCATCTGGAGGGATACGGCGCTCTCATGAAGTTCTTCTTGAATCCTCTTGAGGACCTTTGGAGGGAGGGGAAACCCGACCTCGTTAAGTCTCTCAATGCTGTAGGAGAGTTGGTTTATAAGCCATTCAGAAAAGGATGGTCTATAAGCCGATTACCTCTTCCCGCAACGGATAAGAAGCGCATGGAGCGTACCGCACGGCACGCCGCCGTCGCATTAAACCG